CATACCGGAACTTAGCATGGCCAATTTCGACAAGTTGTGGGCCGCTCTTCAAGAGAACTTCGGAGTAGAACCCGAGATCCGGGAGCGTGAACGTAAGGCATTGGAAGTCGACACGGACGAACCGATACTGAAGAAGCTCGAAGAAAAGAATATGGTGATCTCTGCCAATCGAGAGGGCGGTTACAATATCATCTGCCCCTTTGAACGTGAGCACTCCTCGGAGTCAGTCGAATCCTCTACACGTTACTGGCCCGCTCACACCGGCGGGTTTGCTCATGCCTCGATAAAATGTCTTCATGCGCATTGCGCCCACAGATCGACCGAACAGTTCAAGCAGGAGCTGGGTTTTTCTCTCGCTGACGGCTTCGAGGAGATTGTCGAAGGATTTGACCTTGCCGAGATAATTAGTAAGCCCAAACTAGATCCTAGTAAGTTTCGTCCGGTGCTTGCTTTACCGTTTGCGAACGACGGCACTCAACCAGGCTATTTGGTAAAAAGATTGATACCGTCCAGTTCAATCGGTTACATCTTCGGATCGTCCGGCACCGGGAAAACTTTTATTACTTTCGACATCATAGCGGCAGTAGCACGCGGTATACCTTGGCGTGGTATGAAGGTACGGCAGGGCGCTATTGTTTATATCTGCGCCGAGGGTGCTCACGGTTTCCGTACCCGGATCAAAGCCTATTGCAAAGAGCACGGCATAGAGAACCCGGAAGACCTGCCCGTTTACGTTATCGCGGCTCGGCCTAACCTGATGGACAAAGCCGAAATGAAATTGCTGTACGCTGCGATTGAGGCGCTCGACATACCTATCGCCGCTATCGTGCTGGACACCTACGCGGCTTGCATGAACGGCGACGAGAACTCGAGCGTGGACGTGACGAAGGTCTTGAACAACGTAACCATATTGCAGAAAGGTTTCGATACCACAGTACTGCTGGTTCACCACTCTGGAAAAGATAATGGTAAGGGCGCACGCGGTTGGTCTGGCCTGCGATCAGCGGTCGACTTTGAGTACCAGGTGATCAAGGAGGGGGATGTTCACGCCCTGGTTTGCACGAAAATGAAAGACGGCATGGACTATGAGACTTACGGGTTCTTATTGAAGGAAGTGGATCTGGGAGTGGACGATGAACTGGATGCGATCACGTCGTGCGTAATAGAACACACGGAACGCAAGCCACTCGATAAGGTAGTGAAGAGTCGTTCCGTGAAGGCTTCGCAGGCCGAGGAAGAAGTATACCACTTTGTGCAGGAACTGTATGAAAGAAATGGAGTATGGCCTACCCGTGAGGACGTACTGGAACTAACAGCAACAAACGGTAGTACCGGGGACTTTGCCAAGGCTCTCGATGTGTTGGTTGAGAGGATGGCACTGGATCAGGATAATGACGGCAGGTACCACTTACCGAAATAGAAAAAGCCCCGCGAGGGGCTTTTCTTTTAGGAGTAAAAACTAATCAATCGTTCCAATATTGCCTCGTAATATTCTTTCTCTTTCTCCATCAGAATAAAATTCCTGTTTGTATTTTGACAAGCGACGCCTGTTGTCCCCGATCCTGCACAGTTATCCAGCACTAATTCGCCTGGGTTGGTGTAAGTTTTTATTAGGTACTCAAATAGTGCTACGGGTTTTTGTGTCGGGTGTACTCTGCCTTTGTCAAGATTAAAACTTAATAACTGTTTTGGATAGTTAGTAAATTCTTGTTTATATTTTCCTGTCGTCGACGGCCTTGCATATCCTGTTTTGGTTTTATCCGTAGATGAACGACTAATCCTATCTACTTTAATTAACCCTTGAGGGTAATACACCATATTGTTTTTGTTACAATTCGCTGTTTTCCCCTTTGAGAAGACACAGATATCCTCGAATAATTTTAAAGGCTTCAGTTTCGCACTTGTGAATCCTCCGACTCTGTTCTTATCCCAATACCAACAATACTTAAACATCTTAATATTACTCATTACAAGTGCACTGGTAAACGGCTGGCTAGCTGTTAATACTATCGCGCCATTATCTTTAATAATGCGCTTGTAGTGTTCCCAAAGTGGCTCGAATGGTATAACTGTGTCCCATTTGCAAGCGGTTGTTCCATAAGGCAAATCGCACAAAACCATATCTATTGACTTATCATCAATATCGTGCATCAACTCCAAGCAATCACCATTGTGTACTGTGTTCTTTCTCAGCACCTTTGTCTCCTATTAAATAAACGCCTTAAGGCGTAGCTCCGGGCCACCGATACCAGCGTAAAGTAGAAACCTATCAGCAGGTTCTCTGTTAGTGTTACGTGGATGTCGAACATAGGGAATATTAGCATCTGGCTCAATATAGCGACAGCGTAACCTATCCCTACGTTGGTTAAAGATTCCATAAGGCTGTGTAGTCTAGTTTGCATTCTGCAAACCACTGGACTCTGTATTACCCGGACTCATGCACCTCTCCTGTGGTTTTATAGAGATACCCCTCTTGCGAGGGGCTTTCTTTTTGTTACTGAATATTTAATGCTTGACGTTACTCTTGCAGCTATCCATCAGCTCACGTTCAACTCGTTGCGCTGCCCTGTACTTTTGTGAGATTATCGTGGCTCCTACACAAAGTGACTTGTATATCACATCCTCTAAGGAGTGATTTACCGCTATTGGTACTAGGTTCTCTGTCATTTTCCACATGATCTTTTCTATGTCGGGGAAGTCCTCGAGTAACTCTGCCTTCTTCTTCTCTGCTAACCGATTTGCTTCTTTGATCGTATCTTCCATTTCTTTTTCGTTCATTTGTAACTCCTAAATTTATTTATAGAATCTGAAGATCAAGCTGCTAATTCCAACAATTTTACTTTCACATGCTGTATGACTAAGTGCCTGTCGATGTGCCCCCAGTTGCTGCGCTTCTTTGCTGCAATCAGATAGTTCCTAAGTAGTCCCTCTTTGCTTATTAAATTCGTATCAGCCTTCTCGGAAATTCCGTAGGTGCCTAAACCGTCGATAAACTTTATTTCACTATCTGCATCGTACTTGGATTGTTTGATGTTGGGTCTTATGTACATTTGTTTCTCCTTGGATTTGGTTATTAAATTTAACGGCTTTTTCGCCGGTTTTTCATTCTCGAAACTATTAGCCCTAATAAGAGCTCTGGCGTAAGCAAGGCCCCGAGCTGGTCACTAGCTCGTGAAATCCTTTGTCTGAACGACGGTACCCCCTTTACCCGACCCGCTTCGATTGCTTGTGTCTTACGTTCTTCAAAATTACCTCTGCGTATTGCTTCACCCATGATGTTGCTCCTGTTTAATTGATTAAAATTTTACTACACTGCTACTGGTGCCTTGATCGCTGGCCACGGAGCGTACCCGTTCAATTCGAAATCCTCATAAATGAAATCTTCGATACTGTCCCGCTCGCGCAGCAACAGCATGTCCGGCAGCCGTCGTGGTTCCCGATCCAATTGTTCCATAGCCTGGTCCAGGTGGTTCGAATACAAATGACAGTCGCCGCCTGTCCAAATAAACTCCCCGAGCTGTAGCCCTACTACATGCGCGACCATCATTGTGAGCAACGAGTACGACGCAATGTTGAACGGCACGCCCAGGAACACGTCGGCGCTGCGCTGGTACAACTGACAAGATAATCGTCCGTTCGCCACGTAGAATTGGAACAGTACGTGACACGGCGCCAAGTGCATGAACGGCAGGTCGCCAACGTTCCAAGCAGAGACTACATGCCTGCGTGAATCCGCATCGTGCTTCAGCCGGTCAATGACCTGTGCTAGTTGGTCGTTCTGGTTGCCGTAGGCGTCAGGCCATGACCGCCATTGCTTGCCGTAGACCGGGCCTAGTTCACCGTTGTCGTCCACCCACTCATCCCAGATTGAGACGCCGTTGTCGTTCAGGTACTTGATGTTCGTGTCGCCTTTGATCATCCACAGCAGTTCGTGAATCACGGACTTCAAATGAATTTTCTTAGTTGTCACCAACGGAAAACCTTCGCCAAGATCGAACCGCATTTGATGTCCGAAGACGGACAACGTGCCGGTGCCGGTGCGATCATTTTTACGAACCCCATTTTCTAGGATGTGTTGCATTAATCCGAGATATTGTTTCATTTTGCACCGCCTGTTCTTATACGTTCCAGAATCAGTTCTTTGATCTTGGGTTCCGGCTTCCAGTAGTTCGGCCCTTTCAAGAACTTACCTCGCTCATCCTTGATCGGCAGACCATCTTCCCCGAGCTTGCTGAAATTGCTCTCCATCACGATGTCGAAGACCTCATCGATCGGGATGCCGAACTTGAGCGCCTCCGACTTACAGTAGACTATAATATCGGCGAGCAGATCAGCCAGCGCCACGATGCGGTCTACCTCATCGCTGGTTGTTATCACGTCCCCTATCTCCTTGGTTTCCTCAGTCAGTATACTTTGGAAATTTATCAGCTTCGTGAGACTTGCCGGTACCGGAACCTCGGATATCGGCAAGTCGTACATTTGGTTCATCTTCCTGATTTTGTCCATTTTCATAATTCACCCAAAACTATTAAGTAAATCGGAACAAGCAGCACTAAGCCGCCTATTATTCCTACTGCTACTTCATACATCGCTTTCTTCATGTGAAGCTCCTATCTCGTTCAAAATGTTTTAGAAACGTTACCTGCCCCCTGATAACCCCGTACTCGTTGCCGTTGTGTTTTGCTGTGGGTTTGGCACAGTTCAGGCCGTGCCTGCGTGCAACAGTGAGCGTGTCGTTCGCCTCTTTAAACACAGTCATTGTCGCCTCCTCATCCTGCCTGCCGAAGCGTTTAAGCGCTTCCTGCGCTATCAGCTTGGTGTCGCTGACCAGGATCCTGGCGTTCATCAGGTGAGCTGCGAACATCGCCTTGGTCGTTTTTACTGTTGCGTAATCTATCAATTGGTTCATAATCCACCTGCCTCTCTCAATAATTTAACCTGTTCTTCCAATATCGTCACTCGTTCCTCGAGGGTGAGCTCAGGCTCCTGTGTCTCATCCTCCCTGTGCTGTTTGTCGAAGTCCTTTTGGAGGGCTTCCCACTCTCTGTCGTAGCAGCTCTTGTAGTATGCCCCGGATCCTTTCGGGTAACCGGAGGGCGCGTACCCTGGGAGGAAGTTCCTGCGTGCGTCTCTTCTTGCTGTTGATGGCGTGCCCATTATTCAACCCCTATAATTTCTCTCAAAATTAATCGAGCTGTCATTATCCACAATTAGTTTACTATTGTCAACTAATATCGAGATCCCCTGTGTTTTCTCACATTACTAGACTTCGCCAGTTCACCGCAGTAATAATCCAACAACTCGGCGTCCGGCTCCCTTAGTTCGGTGGGTAGCTTCAAGTAGTCTTTGAGGTGCCCGACCGACCATTCTTTCCTTTTGCCGGTAATGTAGTCCGGCGGAGGGATTGCCTCCCTTACTATCAAATCCTCGGCGGATTCCTTGCCGATGATCTCGTACAACTTCTTCACTTCTTTCAGCTTGAGCAGGTGGCTGTTTGACAACGCCATGAACCAATCGGGGGCTACTATGAATTTCATACTCTATTCCTTATTCTCACGTAATGCGGTTTCGCATCGTTCTATAGCTATAAGAGCATTAAGGTTCATTATTTGCATCGCAGTTTCCTGGCAGACCATCTGGTATTCTCTTAAGCCCAATTCCTGCATAACCTCCGGCAGGACTGGCACCATCATCCCATCGTACAACACGAAACTTGATGGAACCTTGAAACCCCCCATACGTCCGCGTTCAGTTACCCCGTCGTGCACCACGAGACTTGATGGAGAGGTCTTCTCAGGTTCTTTCGCCATGACGTACCCGCCTGGATTAAACTCGCTTACAGTAAGTGTGGGCTCTGAACCTATAACACTTCTTTTCTCCAACACCTCGTCCATCATCCGTTTTGTTTCTTTGCCGAAGAGATGAGCCCACCATAGGAAAACGAGTACGAATACGATCATCGTTACCCCTAACATTTGGTACAGTATCTGTTCAATCATTTTTCGGTTCCTCTGAATGTGTTTATCTGCGTGTTGTTATCCCCGATCTGGATACCTCGGTCGTCAGGTTTCACCTCTTGCTCTGCATTTTAAACACCCGACTAGCACCTTATATCTTATCGAAGCTGGTTTATCCGAAGGTTCTCTGCTCTTTAAATTCATATCTTGGATCATTGGAGTTCGCTTACCAATTTCATACAAGCTATGGTTTCCGTACTGATTTTTAGGTGACGAACAGAAAACATTCATTTTCATGATTTCTCCTCAAAAGGCGTGAAAGAGAAATCATAGATATCGTGCGCCAGGACCTCTCGAGCACATTTCCTGTTGCCATGCCGGTCGATGTACTCCTCTGTCCTTGGGTCGAACGTGAATTGGGCTAGATCGTACATGATCATTCCTCCATTGACTCGCAGCCTTGCTGCATACGCTTGCGTGTAGAATCGTTTCTAAGTGCGACCAGACCGCATCCGGTACAATAAACCCAGCTACATATTTTACCGTTCCATTGATGCGGTGTTGTCCTGAACTGTTTGGAGCTGGTCAGTTTTGCCTGGTACGTCTGGGCTTTAGTGGCCATCTTTTAGTATACCTCCAAATAATTCTCTTCATTTACTTCGACAACCTTCACTCCGCGAAAACTTTTAGCCCCGTTGCGCTCTTCGAAACCACTATGGTAAGGTGCCGATCTTAGTCTCATGATCTCCTTGTATCCAACATAGATAGCTTTGAGAGGCTCCCAGTTGCCTCTGCGCATCCGTACCTCGTGCATTCTCTTGATTAGTACTTCTATGAAATCCATGTTACTTTCTCCAAAATATTTTCTCATCAATAGTCATGCAGCCCTCACGACCTAGTGTCTCGTCCTCCAGGCCTACAACACAGTTCTTTTCAACCATGAAGGTCGCATGTTGTTTCTTTCTTGTACCCTTGGCCTCCTCTGCTGCTGCGGTAAGCACTCCGGCAACAAGTGCGCACAACACGACTGCGTATAACGACCACCACTTATTGATATGCTCTTTCATGTCCCTACCCCCGATCCATGCTGTTTTTCACACCGACGATGAACCTATTCACAAACACCTCGGGAACCATCCACAGTTTGTCCCACTCGCTGTAATGCCTCGCCACCTCTTGATGGCACTCCTCAGGGTCTCTTAGGTCGACCCAGATAAGCCACCAGCACGCCGTACATGCGTTTACCAGCCCTGCCATAACGTGCCTGAGCACGAAGTAGTAAATTACCACGAGCCATGTTAAAACCCCAGTTACCCATAAAATTGAATCAAGCATTACCTCCTCCGTTGTTGTTATATGCGCTAGTTAAGAGGTCTATACGGTTGTCTAATTTCTCAAGTTTCATTTTCCATATTTCTGGTGCGTCTGGGTTGTTGGTGATGCACCGTACTTTTCTGCGCAGCAGTTCGCACTCCACGATTCGTATCAGTACGTTGCTCAGTAAAATTTGTTCTGCTGTTTTCGGTTTAAATGCCATGTCTATCTCCTATTACCTTTGGTTAAAGTAACAACCCGCCTTGTACCAGTCGTTGCTTTATTTCAATGTAAGACTCCTCGACCCTCAATGTGGCGCTGTCTTTATAGAGGATTTCTGTTCCGCCTAACGAAGACGGGTAGATAGTGCTAATGTCTTCCGTATTTACTAACTGCTTCCTCTTTGTCGAACTGGCCCTGACTTCTATAAACATGTTTATCTCCTAAGATTTAGTTTCAAAATGTACTCTCGTTGTTTACTATTGTCAACTATTACCGACACGATTTTACCTGGCAGAGTTAATCAAAACCATTGGGCGCACTAGGATCGTAGCCACTGAACTTAATATCGTATAGCTCCTTATTTACCTTCATCTCAGCGTCAATTCTTGGGTATTTTCTCCGGATCCTCGCTATCGCCTCCTCGGCAGTTAACGCAATTTCCGATCTGCTCCCTCGGCTCTCTAAGATTCCAGAAAATTCGTAACTCAGATATTCTATTTCTTCTTTATTCATGGTTAGTTTATTCCTCTTCCTGCTAAAAATCGGGAGTTGGTGGGAGTTGGCGGCAGGTGATGAAGTCTGCTTTACCGTACTTTGATAGCCTGAGTCTCGAGAACTGGCGGCAATCCGCTAACTGATGCGCATCATCACTGCGCCATACACCAACAAGTTGAGAGTACTGACCTCGGGACCTCTCCCTACGCTTGCGCGACTAAAACAATACTCTCACTTGTTGGCCCTGCCACTTACCCGGACAGGTTAGGTACTTTAACTAGAACGATTCCGGTCTGGCAACAGAACGTACGGCCCACATAAAGCCTTGTTGCAGATTTGTCTTGGCTAGTGCCGAGCATCGTTTATCGGTTTCCGCTAGGGCGTCGACCTTGGCCAGGTATTCCTTGCACTTTTCGGCAAGCTCCTTGCCCTCGTTCATCAGGTTAATTTCCTCTTGGGTCAAGTCTCGATAACCTTTTATCTGCTTATGTTGATTTTCCATTTGAACTCTGTCCTTTTATCGTTTTTAGAAACCTGGGCTTCCACCAAGTCCGCTGAGTTCCACAGCTTTAAGTCGCAATACTTATCCTATATAAATTGTAGCGTGATGTACCCAAACAGGAGCGCTACGAGCGGCACAACCAGGATCGCTATTAGCTTGTCGCCCCATTCGTAATCTGGTTCTTTTTTTTTATACTCCCTGTGCCTGAACAACGATATGATTAACATTAATCCGATTACCTCGGGGATCGATATCTCTCTCAGCCCAAATACCGGCGGCACGAACCACCCCCACAGCACGGACAATGCCCAGCCAAAATACACCATAGACGCGGTTATGACCGCGAAGCTCGCCACTACCGTGAAGATTGTTGCTAAGGTTACCACTGCTAAATTTCTCATCATTTACTCCATTAAAAATTAGTTGGTCTGAGCGGCAGGATTAGAACTCTCGATGCCCCGCCTCCAGAGCGGGTGACTTGACCGGGCTAGCCTACGCTCAGCTTTATTTCTGTTAATCTTTGAATGTCTCTATGAGATTCATTAAGGTGTCGGCACATTCTCTTTTCGCGTCTCGTTCGCCTTGCCTGCGGGCGTTGCCTACAGCGGCTTCTAAGCTACCGTCTTCAATCTCTGGGGTCTGTGATTCCTTATTCCAGACCCTCGCCAATTCAACCAATATCGCGTTATTCAATTTGTTCTCCTTTACGTTTATTCGATGCCTGCTTTACGTTTATTTGGCAGAGGGAGCAGGTCTCGAACCTGCAACATACGGCGTCAAAGGCCGTTGTTCTACCAGTCGAACTATCCCCCTAGGAATCTTTACTGAAAATTATTTATACGGGCTGCTAGCACCGTAGTGTATGAGACCATTATAGAGCGCTGTAGGTCGAGTCTATCCCTCTCATTACGTTCTAACTTAGGGTACAGTTCCCCCAATTATGAAAGCGCGTAGATTGAGTATCTTATTGTCCAATTCTAGTTTTTCTTCAACCACTCTTTGTTGGAAAGGTTCCATTCCGTGTACTCCGCTTAGTTATTTAGGGTGCCGGTTTCTGTTGCCAAGTACCGGCGGACTCCGAAAGCAGGATTAAGCTGCTTTCAGTTCAAATGCGTTATAGTCTGCATTTATAAATTTGCTCTGCTTAGGGCAGTCGCCTATCCTGCTGCGTACCTTCCTTTGTTCACCCCGTCGAAACCATTTCACCCCCGTCAGATACGCTCGGCAACCTCAGCGGGTGTGGCATCGTTGTGCCTGCCAAGCGTATTTGGTGGAGGTGGCGGTATCGAAACCGCGTCCGAAATGCCTCCAGTCAGTCCGTATTACAGCAATTCTGTTAATCGCGTGACAAGTTTCAAGGCGAGTCACTCTTGACCAACAAGTCAAGGGCACTGTTTCGCGGCCCCTACAAACGGCTGGCTCGTAAAAGCCCAGTACCCTCGCTTCTTGGCCCTCCGTATCGTGGAGGTAACGTGTTGCCGGCCAGTTGTTTCGTGTATTGCGGACCTGTTTTCTGGCTTCCAGGTAAATATGCCGCCCTATTTTCGCACCAACAAATCAGCAGGCTGGGCTTGATTCCAGCTAGGTAACGCTACTACTAACGGAATCACACCGCAATTCGCTCATTACCTGGGACAACTATTCGGCTGTCACCTTGCGTTTCCCTCAACGCTGCTGCTGATTTGTTAGTCCTCGTCTTTCCGAGGTGTCAGAACCATCTATCTCTCCACCATACCCGAGCCGGAGAGCTATGCTACTTGATAGTTTCACTGCATCCCTGCAGATCATCAGGCATATTTGCTCGGGCTTGTACGCGACAACTCCAGGTTCACGGTCGCCATTCAGCTCATAATCGGTTGCTAACCAACAAGTAAGACCGCTGGGGCTTTGGTACCATCAATACCTTTTGTGGTCTTATCTTGAACAATCAGTTAGTAAAATTTAAGATAAAATCCAGCGGTCTTACTTGTTGATGCCTGGTTTTGGTGACTCACAGGCTTTGCCATTAGGACACGTTTTTTTTATTGTGGCGTCGCGCTACACACAGCCCCGGTAGTAGAGTCTACGCACGTTCCCACATAACCGAGGAAACCAGCAGTGCCCCACACTGATTGTACCGCGGTGTTTGTGAACTTCCCTACGGCATCTGTTAGGGTTGCTCCATCTAACCACGCCGTGCAGGCCGCGCAGTCCTTAAACTGCGGGTTAGCTGGGGTTACCGTTGCCGCAAACTTTCCAGAAGCCGATGTGATCATCGAGCCTATGAATTGTGCCTTTGGCGCATTCACTATGTTCGTATTAACTGGGGGTAATGCCGTTGCGCTAGCTGAACCTCCGAATACCATAAAAGCCAAACATGCGATGAAAGTCATCAAAAGTCCTGCTGGTCTTGTACTATCTTTTCTCATTTTACTACTCCTGTCTAATTTACCGCAGAGGAACCGCTGCGGAATCGGTTTTTACTTGACTGCCCAAAAGGTTAAACTTGGGTTCGCCACGTAAAACAGAAAACTATAAATTAATAACCCAAAGAGCCAAGCAACTACGTGTTTCAACATCACCTTAGTATCTGTGTTCTTTGCTACAAACGCCATCGGCACCCCCGCGAAAAACACTATTGCTACGAAATTGATTAGAGCCAATACTACATTATGAACACCGCCATCTGAGCGGCCATCGTAATACCCTTACTTAGAATTTCGTATCAACTGTCAACAAAACGAATAATATTCCTGTTATTTACTATTGTCAACTACTTTCTAATAAAAACTTTCTTCCCTTACATAATTTTCCATGAAGTCCTCAGCAGCGGTAAGTAAATCCAGCCTCTCAGCCAACCGGGTGAAGTTCTTGTCTCTGATAAACCTTTTGCCGTTCCACTCCAGGGAGTAATTCGCCCTGCCCGCGACACGCCCCGCAGATACGATCTTCACGCCTCGGTTGTTCGGGCCCGCCGCGACAACATCGAACACCAGCCAATCAACCCCGTCTATGTTTTTTAGTTCGCCAATCTTAGGGGCGTCCTCGGGCACGACACCCTCGCTGGTGCGTTCTGCCTTCTTGTCAGACTCCCAAGTCTTGAATTCCTTAGTCAGGTACTCGAGCATGTCCGATGCTACAACCGGCCTGTGTTCCTCCAGCATGGTCCAGTCGTGGGTTTTTCCGAATCTCTCTCCGTCCCAGAATAATCTGTAGTTCGCTTTGGGCGCGGTGCCAACAACGAGAATTAGTTTTAAGGACAACCAGTTGTCGCTAGTACCAACTTTGTACAGAGCCAGCTCTCTTCGAGCTCCGAATGTTTTTAACAACTCACCACCATCGGGGATGACGCCTTTCTTCTTAGAATTAAACATAAAAAAACTCCTATATAAGTAAGGCTAAAATGCTATCAGAGGCGCATGATGCTTGTCAACAACTTTCTAACCCCCTCTATTTCACCCTTCAATATGGGTGCTCAACGGGCTAAGCGGGCTAAGCATAAATAATTATAGTCTATTACTTGACTTCTTATAATATACATGATACGCTAAGGCTAGCTTTGAAAGCGTGGGTGAGTTCGGCGAACACACACGCAGAAGTTGTTAGCCTAGCGTAGTGTCATGTATTTAAGATAGTCAGAATATGATAGACTAACAGAAAACCATAAACCTAAAAAAGAATAAGAAAAAATTCCCCAGAAAATCCCACCTTGACAGCCCCGTCAAATCTGATGTAGTCTCCCGCGTAGTAACTCCTGTTAATTGGCCTCGCTTCAGCGAGAAAAACAAAAGGGCGACAAGTGTCGATAGATCAATCAGAAGTCACAGACCCCCAAGCTCGAGCGGATATAGCAAAGCTGCAAAAAGAACAGTACGCCCAATCGGTGCTCATAAGAGAAAACAAGGAATGCTGTGAAGCGAACACCAAGCGATTGGACGAGATCCTGCCAGAACATAATCGGAGGATCGGAGACCTCGAGCGACACTCAACCGAGTGCGACGGTAAGCACGAAGTGCATATTCACCATCGGAGAAAATCCGACCACGAAATGTCAATCATAAGCACTACCCTGCAGGAATCGCTCACGGTCAATAAGCAGATGCAGGAAACCCTAACCAAGTTACTCACCACGGTAGAAGACCACGCCCCGACAGTAAAACGCTCTAAGGACACCTACACCTGGTGGGATAAAACTCGAGAGTTATTGGTGATAATTGCGATAGTGTACGCAGCCATACACGGGGCGGAACAACTGGCAACATTCTTCAGATGAACTTCAAACACCTAGCAATAATCCTCTTACTCACAATCCACAGTTTTATCACATGGGAGTCATTTAAGTATGCGTACTTCGCGATTGAGCAGGGCATCGAGGCAACGGCAACGTCTATGGTTTTGGGCACGCTCTGGGCGCCCACAACCGCGTTAATAGGGTATGCTTTTAAACTTTTGAACAAGGATTAGATTATGACAACTGAATCTGACGACTGGGACGCCATGCAGGAGGGCTACTACGGTGCTTAAAATAATACTTGACATAGTATGGCCGCTCGCCAAGAAGTATGGGCTGGCAGCATTGGCCGTTGTCCTCGGCCTCGGTATAGCCTATATTTCATTCAACCACTGGAAGAATTCGATAATTGAGCAGGGACACCAGAAGGGTGTGGCCGAGTGTAATGAAGAGCGAGCAACGGCCAATGCCAAAGTAACGGAGGCCTATCAAGCAGCAGTAGAGGCCTTGATCAAGAAAAACCATGACAACAAATTGGAGTTTGAAAATGCGCTTAATGCTTATGCTAATCGTCCTGCTGACGTTGTTATTCAGCGGGTGCCAGTCCGCGTCAAAGCGGTTTGTCCTACTGGAAACACCCAAACAGGAAGTGCAGAAAGTGGATCCGGAAGTACTGGAATCGGTGGACAAACTATCGAAACGGAACTTTCGGAAAGAGCTACTCGAAGCATTGAAGGAATAATGAACGACATCCAGAGACTGCAAGACCAATGCCTGCTTGTGAAAGAAGCACAGCGCATCAATCAAGGGGACTAGAAGTGATGGATAGAATATTCTTTATTGTTTACGCTGTCTGCTTGACGACCATCGTGTTTGTTGCGACATACGCACATGCGGACAGTCATTTAACTGATATTCGGTGTTGCGTCGAACCGAAGCGTTATACGGACGGACGTATCGTCCGCAGCGCGACGGTTATAAAGGAATTCGAACGACTGTACCCCCTGCCGGTTGGAGCCGATCGAAGCCAGTACCAGATAAATCACAGCGTGCCTCTGGTCTGTGGCGGTAAAGATATCGTATCCAACTTGATGTGGATGCGGGTAGAGGCCAAGACATGCGCCGAAGACTGGTGCCAGGACAGACACGAGCAGGTTACAATGTGCCCGCGGTCATACCGCAGGGGAGGGTAGAATGTCAGTCTATGACTACGTATTTTGGTTTGTGGTGGGTACGATGATTCTGGGAAGTCTAATTATAATAACTGCGGAGTTGCTGCAACAATGATCAATCTCACTAAGTTGCAAGGGGAGCTGGATAAGAAAGTTTTGGCACAATTGGAGGAGACGATACTCAAGTACTTGATGACGGATCCTCTTGAAGTCAGTCACTTCTTGGCTCAGACAGCGCACGAATCAGCAGGCTTCACCCACACCACAGAAAACCTGAACTACTCAGCGGTGCGATTGCTACAGGTCTTTCCGAAATACTTCGACGGCGGTAATGCTGAAGAGTATGCGGGTAACCCGGTAGCGATTGCATCCAGGATCTATGCCGATCGAATGGGCAATGGTCCCGAAGAAAGCATGGATGGTTGGGAATTCCGGGGCAGGGGTTACATTCAATTGACTGGGCGAAACAACTACCGGGCGTTTGACGTGACCGTCGACGATGACGTGTTAGCAAAACCGGATCTAGTCGCCACCAAATACCCAATGTTGTCAGCAGGCTGGTTCTGGAATTCCAGAGGGTTGAAAGGAGCAGCAATGCAGGGTTCAACTCCAGGGGTAGTTGCTGCCGTGACACAGGTCGTGAACGGCGGTAAGATCGGCCTGGACGACCGCATACAACGTTTCAATCATTTCTATGGGTTACTCAGGGATGGGTGAGTTCAAGACTAAACTTAAAGTAGAACGTCTACCGAACAACAACGGACGCAAGCAATGGATGCTTCTCGATTGGCTGATTTATGAGTCCAAGACAGTAGGCCTGATCCTCGTGCCGCCGAAGTACGTTACTGACTTTGCCAGCGTACCGCGTCTGCCCATCATCTACTTACTGTTTGGCGGGCAAAGTGATGAAGAAGCGACACTCCATGACTTCCTCTACACCATGCCGCACAGCACCGGCACGGGGCAGATAGTCACGAGAGCGATTGCTGATCAAGTGTTACGGGGCGCTCGGTACGCATGCATGAGAGTGGACATGAGCGAATATGAGAAAGTAAGTGTTATCAACATATTGACCAACATCTGGGCTTATCTTAGCGCCTGGTGCTTCTGGGCAGGGGTTAGGCTCGTTGGTTGGCGTTATTGGCAAAAGGAAGCGAAATAAAGTGGCCGTAGTAAATAAAGTGAGTGAAGAGACGTGGGACGCGATCTGGAATAAATACATCACAGGTCTAACCACGGTTGCGGATATATCCCGCGAGTTTGGTGTGCCTGAATCTACTATAAAAACAAAGGCTAAGGAAGATGGTTGGGTTCGCGATCTCGCGGCACAGGTCAATGCGGAAGCAGCAAAGATAATGGCGATACGAGAGGCGGCTATTGAGACTGCGGCCAAACGTAAGTTACTCGCTGAGTCAAATCCCGACGAAAAGTTACCAGCAGTCAATCCAAACGAAGAACAAGTAATAAATATTGTTGCGAACAACCAAGTTAAGATAGTTATCGAGGAGCGCAAGGACGTTGCTATTGCTCGTTCTGTGGCTACGAAACTGTATGAAGAGTTGTCCGGACAGATTGCTGAGGGGCAGAAGTTGGATGAGCTCATGGCGCAGGTCGATGAGCTCGATGACACGACTTATAACCAGAAAACTTTTCTCAAGAAACGATTGGAACATATCATCGGTTTTGGCGGCAGGGTTGATAGTTGCTTGAAACTGGCCAATGCCTTGAAGACTCTGATTGAGCTCGAACGCAAAGTGAACAAGATCAATGACGCGGATAGTGAACCAGGCGAACGAACTAAAATTGATATAAGTTTTGTATGAAACAGGACTTCTACGTTTACGTCTATAAACGGCCTAATGGCGAACCATTTTATGTGGGTAAAGGAATTAAGCGCAGGGTGTATAGCCTTTCACCTTCTCGCAGAACTAAGCACTTCATGAATGTGGTTCGTAAGTACGGGGCCGATAATCTGTTGTTGGAATTTTTGAGATGTAGTGACGAGACAGAGGCCTTCGCATGGGAGACAAAATTGATTGAGGCGTACAAACGAGAAGGATTTTCTCTCACCAATTTAACTGCAGGAGGGGAAGGGGCTTCAGGTCGGATAGCTACCGACAGGATGCGTGAGAATTTAGCAAAATGGCAAGGAGCGTACCACCGGTTAAACGACAGTGCTAAAAAGAATGTATTAGAAGGATTGGCGAGGGGTCGCGCGAAATCGGCGGGGTGGCGTAAGTCAGAGGAAGGTAAGAGGCATCTGTCCAAGTTAACCGAGATAGGTCGAGTTATGCTTGCCAAGACAAAAGAACCTCGGCTAATAACCTGTGGACAATGTGGAGATCAAGTTGTGAAACATAGCCTACAGGCTAGGTTCTGCAGTCGGTTGTGTGAACAGCGGAACAGAAGGGCAAGAACAAAGCAATGAGGACAAAAGCACAATTCCCTAGGAAAGCTGAATTCTTGTTTCAACCCAAACGATACAAGGTGATGTACGGTGGCCGCGGTTCGGGTAAGAGTCATAGTATTGCTAAGGCTTTGTTGCTGCAAGGGGTGCTCAAGCAGGAGCGCATCTTATGCACTCGTGAAGTACAGAAGTCGATCAAGGATTCTGTACACAAATTGCTCTCCGATCAGATTGGCGAATTAGGCTTAGGGCGCGAGTACCAAATACTGGACAACGAGATAAGGGGCACTAATGGTACTGAGTTTCTTTTTGCAGGCTTATCGAACCACACAGCGGAGTCTATCAAATCGTTCGAGGGCTGCACCAAGGTGTGGGTGGAAGAGGCTCGGTCAGTTACTAAGAAGTCGTGGGACATTCTCATACCGACCATTCGTAAAGACAATTCAGAAATCTGGATCTCGTTCAACCCTGAGCTCGACACCGATGAGACTTACGTCCGGTTCGTGGTTAACCCACCTCCGAACTGCCACGTAGAATTCATGAACTACATGGACAATCCTTGGTTCCCGAAAGTCCTCGAGGATGAGCGCCAGCACTGTCAAATAGTCGACCCTGAGTCTTACCCTACGATATGGGAAGGAAAGTGCAGGGCGGCTGTTGTAGGGGCTATCTACTCCAAGCAGGTCGAACTGGCGGTGAAAGAGGGGCGTATTTGTCGCCTTCCATACAATCCAGCTCTAAAAGTACACACCATCTGGGATCTTGGATGGAACGATTCAATGTTTATATCCTTGGTACAACGCAATCGATCTGAGATCGCTGTCATCGAAACGATCGAAGATAGTCACCGGACTATGGACGACTACGTCGCCGAACTGCAGAAAAAGAACCTGAACTGGGGTTACGACTGGATACCACACGACGGATACCACAGAGACTTTAAGTCAGGCAAGAGCGCAGAAGACATACTAAAAGCCTTCGGGCGTAAGGTAAAACCTATCCCGAATATCGGGCTTGAGGACGGCATAAAGATAGCGAGAAACGCCTTCGGGCAGATGGTGTTTGACAAGGTAGGAGCAGCACGTCTAGTCGAGTGTCTAAAGCGCTACAAGCGCCATATACCTAAGCATGGCGAGCCTTCCGCACCAGTGCATGATGAGCACTCACACGGAGCAGACAACTACAGGTATTTATCTATTGTTGCCGATCAGTTGACGAATGAAGATGAGCATAGTATAAGGACACCATACAGGGCCCCAGTGGCCACAGTACCCGGCTTCGGCAGGAACTAAAAGGAGTAAACCCAATATGGGAATCAGAACGTCCTACAGTGAAAACTCAGCAGATTTCGCCTCCAGCATAATCGTCTCCACAAACCCAATAGTCTTACTAGGATTCACCGTCTACAACTCAGGCCCCGCACAGTTCATACAGTTATTCGACGACACAGCGGTACCGGCGAACGGTGAAGCGCCTATCCTACCTGTACCGGTAGAAGCCGACTCGGTGTTCGGTATGTACTGGGGTGAGGAAGGCAGGTACTTCCCGAATGGCCTGGTCTTATGCAACTCATCAACGGACTCGACCAAGACACTAGGATCGGCTGACTGCTGGTTCGATGTGCAAGTCAGAGTACCTGCGGAGAAATAACAGATGCCGATTATAAGCAAACCAGGTGGCGGGGGCGTTGGAACACCCGGCTTGACCGTACAGGACTTACTCGATCTCGACTTCCTGCGAGTAGACGCTAACGGCTTCATAATCGATGGTGCAGGCGCGAACATATCCGGTTCACCATCCGTGGCCGACTACCCGGCTTTATTGGCGCTAGACGCAGCAACATACGCCCGGTACGTGCTGAACGTAGCATCAGGGGCGAATAACAGTTTCTGGGCGTCGAATGGCTCAGCCTTCGGCCCATTGAATGGGGCGTACAACCAAGAAAAGCAGAACACGTCTGTCGCCAAGTATGTGGCACCGGAATCTGGTTTGACATGGACAGCGGCTAACGTAGGTGGATTTGTAGAGGTCACAACTGGTGCCAGTGCTAATCATGGTCTGACAGCCAATGCTGTCGGGGCTGCGATCAAAGTAAAAACCACACAGAACGGCTGGACGGCTGAGACGGATCACGTTATCTCGGCGGTGACAACTGTAGCACCATTTAAGGTTACGTTAACCACGGCTTTCAGCGCTCACGGTGTTCCGGTATTCTACGCCAAGGGCGAGATAGTTAAACTGAAAGAGTTCACTATACCAGCACTGAGGAGTAACAGTGTGTACAAGGTTGAGACAGGGTTCAGAGTTGACGTAGATGCTAGCTCAACGAAGCACTTATACTTCTATCTGGAAAGTGTGGCGTTACAGGACTTCACGTTATCAGCCAACCAGTACCAACCTTGGAACTGCGGTTTCTATAACGTCAACAACGTGGCCGTTAACCGCCCACTCTACAACACCAACTCAAACGGCACGGCAGCCAGTACGGGGGCATTTGTCGCGGATCAGGCTGTAGACACTTCCACAGGAACCGCTAAATGCTCGTTAAGGTTTAATCCTACGAACGCAAATGTTGTGTGCGAAATACCACGCTTCATTGTCAAAGTTGAGGGCTAACACATGACGATTCAATCGGCATTTTCAAGAGCCTTATGGGTGCCTGAAGCCCTGCAACCACCACCTCCTGTTGCCGCCAAGAACTGGAACCCAGGAGACTGGATCGCATCCGGTACCGATGGCCTGAGCCAGGACGCAGTATGGGACAACCCGGGGATAGCAGGCAAGGTGCTAGGAACAAGGGGTATATGGCAGCGACTTACAGCCGTACCTCAGTATCGAGGCGCTCTAATCCGCTACTCATGGGATCAATTAGAGAGAAACGATGGCGAGTATGACTGGACGGAAACCATAAACGGGGTTGTCTACCAAAGAGGCATGAGCCAGGTCGCAGAACGATTGGCACAGATCGCTGGACTGTCGGGCAAACGCCTGATCATCTTCATTCAGATGAAGACCTTCGGCTCGGGCAACCATGCTGTACCATTGTTCATACGCAACGCGGCAGGAACCACATACAAGGACGGCAAAGATTACTACCAAACCAGTGACGAGACCGGCACAGTAGTTCGGTTGCAGGGCTCACTAAGTGGTGAATACGCTTATGTGTCTGGTAAAGTTCCTCCAGGCCCGGGTGGTTACGTGGTAGGGATGCACATAGATGCAGTTCGTGTCAAATTCATAAGGATGATGGACGAGTTCGCATCACGGTTCAATAGCAATCCAGCACTAGAGGCGATAGCAGTTACAGAAGCATCTATCGCGTCGCCTGCCGGATCAGAAGGACCTGCCTCACAGAACTACGCTGGGACGCCTTCACACCCAGCGATCACGCACGTAACAAGACCAAATACCGACGGGTCGTGGCCAGGTGCTTCTGCTTGGTTCAACAACATGAAGGTCGCGTACACCTCGATGAGAGCCTCGCTCTCTAATATCCAAATATGTCAGTGGATCAATGCCGACAGAGCAGATATGGAGCCTTGGGTACCGCTTATAATGGCCGAGGGCATAGGGGTCGGGATGCCCGACTTCAGCAAGGACGACAGGGGTTTCAACTTCACTAGATCGTCTAATCCTGCCGGGGCACCGGGCAACATTTACTGGATGAATCAGAATCCTAATGATCACATCAGAATGGTGCATTTCTCCAAGCCAGCTATGGAAGGTTCGGTTCTGACACCAGGACAAGACGGTACTTTCGCGACAACAGCACCGGGACAATACGCTTTCCCTGGACTGCCTTGGACTCGAACCGAAGCAGCAGGGTTTGCAACCACTGTAGTGCCTGCGACACACCGGCTGTGGAGGCACATGGAGAACCTCAAACACGTGGACAACGTCACGTATGCTGGTCAGTACTTCAATGAAGTTACAGACGCCCAGATAGCCAATGTCGTGGCCACATACCCACTAGAAAATAAAGCAAGGCCTACCGGATGGACATAATGGCTGCGAGCACTACGGACGAAGCACCGCTGGATATGTCATATGTCCTCGAGCGCGTGCGCGAGCTCAAGCAAGAGAAGGCACAACGCGATGCCCAGCGGTTCGAGGCCTTGTGTAAAGCCATCTCCAAGAAGCGCGATGAGGCGGTCAAGTACCGCAAGTCGTCCGGCATCGAGCAGATGTGGCAGGAGGATCAGGATTACTACGAGGGGGTCGACCAGTTCAATCGAACTCGCATCCGTTACAACAAACCGTATGCTTCCGATGCTCCCCTGACAGAAGTCGGGCACGTAACGGCTGCAGCCAACCAATGTACTGAATTCGTAAATATCACTCGGCAATTCGTCGACTCTGCTGATGCACGCTGCGGCGACATCCTCCTACCTCGCGGCGACTGGAATTGGGGCGCTAAGAAGACACCAATCGGTGACGACGCCCAGACCAAGACCCAAGGCGCGCAAACCCCACAGGATGAGGCGCAGCAGGCTGACATAGCACTGCGTAACGCCAAGGGCGAGCAGCGTATCAAGGACTGGTTAACAGAGACCGGATACGAGAAAGCCTACCGTAAAGCACTGAGCTCCTCAGCACGCATCGGCACGGGCGTATTGAAGGGGCCGTTCCCTAAGATTTACAAAACAAAATCAGTCGACCAAGCAGGCGAACTGGTTATCTCGGAGAAGATAGGGCCTGCCACAGAATTTGTAGAACCAGAGGATCTTTTCCCAGATCCGAATTGTGGCGACGACATCCACAAGGGACAGTTCATACTCGAGAGAGGTGTACTGTCTTACAAGGAATTGGAAGAACTCAAGCGCTTGGGCGGTGAGTACATCGCCGAAGCAATTGACAAAGTGTTGCAGGAGGGCCCCGGTAAGAGCTACGCTGACCAGAAGAAACAGAAAGGCGAAAATGACTTGTTCGAGGTATGGTACTTCACCGGCCTCATCGACATGAATGACATGGATCTGCTGGACGAACGCTTCGCCCAGGAGATATCGATTGAAGCCGAAGGCGACGAGATAAAGATTTGCGGCTGCGATGAACCAGGAGAACGAGGAAAAGATTTCCAATCGGTTCAGGTTGTAATGATTAACGAGACGATCGTCAAAGGCAACCTGAATCCGTTACAGGACGGCAGTTTCCCCTACGATGTGTTGTGCTGGCAGAAACAGAAAGGGCACTGGGCAGGTATCGGGGTTGCGAGACAAATGCGTGTCGCACAGAAGATCATGCTCGACATGGGCAGGTCGCTGATGGACAACATGGCGTTGTCAGCTATCCCAATGATAGCCATGAAACAGGGCGCTATCGTACCAGAGAACGGCATCATGGAGCTGTCCAAGGGCAAGCTGTGGTACCTAACGGACGACCAGATAGGAACGATCCAAGAGGCTATACAGTTCTTGACCGTACCGACCATGCAGAAAGAGATCATGGAAATCATGATACTCGCGGGTAAGATGGCCGAGGACGCGACCGGCGTCAACGCCCTGCTACAAGGTGAGCAAGGACAAGCAACCGATACCGTCGGGGGCATGAACCTGTTGCATAAGAACGCATCAGCGTTGCTTAGACGTGTGGCAAGGATCTGCGATGACGACGTGACCGAACCCCACATAAAGCGGTACTACGACTGGCTCTTGATGTACGGAGAACCGGACGAGAAGGGCGACTTGAAGGTCGAGGCTACAGGATCGTCGGTATTGGTCGAGCGCGAGCTGGAAGCAATGCAGGCACAGATACTCCTGCAGTTCTCAGCCGACCCGGAATACGGAATCAACAAGAGTGCGATCATGCGCAGGATAACGAAGGGGTGGGGCTTCGAGCCTACTGAAATCTTCTACTCTGAAGAAGAGATGAAGAAACGGGCAGAGGCCGCAGCACAGCAACCACAGCCGCAAGACCCGCGCATTGAAGCCGAGAACATCAGGGCTCAGACAGCGTTGGCGATAGCCGACAGGCGTTCACAAGACAACGCCTTGAAAGTACAGAAAGACACGGATAGGGATGCGGTGTATTCGGCTGGGGTATCCGAACGCAATCACATGACCTACCAGGCTCAGATTGAGAAGCTACAACTGCAAGAACGTCTGGCCTTGATGGAGTATGTGAACAACGAGAGGATAACCCTTGCACAAGCTAAGGTACAATTAGCAGAAGCTGCTATGAAGATTAATGCAACCAAAGAATTAGCGAGTATGGAAGCGAGCGCGAGCAGGCTACCGAAGCCGCCGATCGAGCCTCCGGGTACCGCAGAAAAAGGTAAGAGCTTTACACAATGAAGACCGAACCAGCACTAAGGTTAACCGAACACGAGAAGGGGTCTCAGCTATGGCTGAAGATCAAAGAACACTTGGAAAATCTGAATGATAGGGACCGCAGGCGCAACGACGATACGGCTCTGACTGAGGAGGAAACAAGAGTATTACGAGCGAGGATCGCTGCAAGAAAAGAGATACTCGGCTTAGATTTTTAATCCACGACCTTCGGGCCGAATAGGAGTAAGACATGGCAAACGAACCAACAGCAGAAGAAGTAAATGCAATCATTGAAGAAGCAGCTCAGAACGAACTAGCCCGTATAGCCGGGGTTCCTGAGCCTGAAAAAACGCCTGATGAGCAATCGGCCCAGAAAGATGAGCCAAAAAATGAACAAGCAGCAGGCGAACAAAACCAGGAGGCTAAGGAACCCTCGTTAACGGAACAGTTCAATGAGATCAAGGAACAGAACAGGCAGTTAAGAAAATTACTGGATACGACAAACGGTAAGTTCGGCCAAGAGATACAGTTCATCAAGCGACGTTTGGAGCAGCAACCTGCTTCCGCAGCGCCGAACTTGAGTGACGTCTTCAGCCGGATAAACATTGACGATCCAGCGTTCGCAGAATTAAAGACAGAGTTCCCCGAACTGGCAGGCCAATTTGTGACCGCGTTCAATAAAGCTCTACTCGGAGACGCCGCGACAAAGAAACAACAGGAAGCCGGGGTCGATATCCCGACAACCGAGAAACAAACACAGCAGCAAGAGGCTCAGGTAACCGAGCAGCCAGCGAGTGACCCAGCGATCTATGAGATGGCAATGGACACTCTGCAGACGAAGCACCCCGACTTCTTGGAGTTGGCGCACTTCTCAGCAGATGAACTGGCACCGGGTATGGTGAGTGTAAAGTGGTCTAATCCGAACTTCGGCGCATGGTTGGATACGATGCCAAGTGATGTGAAAGAAGCGGTATTGATCGGAGGCTCGGTCGAGCACCCGACAGCCGCCCAGATACTGCGTATCAGCAACATCATGACAGAGTACAAAGAGCATGAAGCCAAGACAGGAACCGCCACCGACGAGCCTGCTGGTGAGACTAAAGAAACTAAACAGGAGAATAAGCCTAGACCTAAAGTTGATCTGAATAAGGCGCTTATGCCATCGAGCAGGCAGTCAAACAAAGTGGCAATGACTGACGAAGAAATAATCGAAGCGGCAAAACAAGCGGAACTGAAACGGGTCATGACAGGCGGCTAACCTCCATTGAATAATTTAAAATTCTAGGAGTAGTTATAAAATGCCTATTAATCAATATGGATTACCACCAGATCGTATCGGTAAGTCGCTGGGTCGTATCATCGGCCACGCACAACCAATGATCGTATTGGGTACTCTGGGACAGAAGGACAACCGCAAGCGCAATACCGGGATCAAAACCGTGTATCGCCGGGTTCTACCAAAAGGTGCAACAGCGGCCAATCCTAACCAATTCTTCCAGAACGCCACGGGAGATCGTACCGCTGCTTACGTAGCGCAACACCAACTGGCCGACGGTATTATGCCAATGGCTGAAACGATTTCCGTACAGGACATCGAGGTGGATCAAAAGCAATTCGGTATGGTGTACGGCTTCACCGATCGTACTAATGATCTGTCCGAGGATCCGATTCCTGAAGAGCAAGAGAACCTGCTCGGCGAGCGTATCGGTCTTGTGCGCGAGATGGTTCTGTTCGGCGTGCTGAAAGGTTGTACCAATAAGTTCTACGGGGGCACAGGCACTTCTCGCTCTACCGTGAATGGTGTACTGACCCTGCAACTGTTACGTCGCATTGAGCGTAGCCTGAGAGCTAACCACGCTCAGCCAGCGCGCAAACTGTTGCAACCAGTGAAGGCCTCTGGCAACTACAACACCTCGCCAACCGATGCCTGCTATCCTGTGTACATCAGCTCGGATCTGGCGAGTGACGCTCGTGATCTGCCGAAGTTTATCGAAGTAGCCAAGTATGGTGAAGCGATGAAGGCCGTAGCGGGTGAGATCGGTGCTTGTGAGGAATTCCGGTTCATCGTATCACCTGAACTTGTCGCTGTTCAAGATTCCGGAGCGGCTGTTGCAGGCGCGGTACCAGCATTACTTTCCACGACAGGCACCAGTGCTGACGTGTACCAAGTAATCGTGGGCTCTGCTGAAGCATGGGGTCACCTGGGCTTGAACATCGGTGCAGACGATATCTCTCTGGTTCCAGTCAACCAACGCGACAAGACCGACGTATTAGGTCAACGTGGTTATGTTGGTGCTAAATTCTGGTACAACGCAGTGCGCTTGAACGAAGGCCAAATGGCTGTGGTTGAAGTTGCTGCTCGTGCCTTGACCGACTAAGAACCCTCCGGCGGGTAGCGCCGCCGGTCTCTAAGGAGTACTCAAATATGATTCAAATCTTAAGAAACTATCTGGCACAGATATCGGATACTGCGGCACGGTACGCCTTGCTCAATATCCTAGTGCCGGTGCTTAATCGCTTGCGATCTTGCACGCTCAGTACAGCAGGTCTTGTCATCAAGACGGGCGGTTCTGCGTTGGCTAAGACCGGATCAGCGGTAACTCACTTTATCGCTGAGGGTGTGAAGGGAAGGATAGCCGGTAGCACGGACATGCCCGCGCTCGTCGGTACGGTGACGAACGCCAAATTCAACGTGTTCGTGTTCTCGGTTGACAAGGCCAGCACCGTTACCGTGCAGATGGGTACTGAGGGCGCAACAGAAGCCGCGATTAAGTGGCCGAAGTTAGACCAGCGTAAAGCCGTGGTGGGGTTCATAGTAGTTAACCCAACGGGTACGGGCGACTTCGTGGGCGGCACAACCCCTCTCGATGATGCGACCGTGGTACCGAACGCAGCTTACGTCAGCCCTGTCGGAGCATTCGACCCTGCGGTACTGACCGGCGCAGCAAGTCTGTAGACCCGCAGCAAGTCTGTAGACCCGCAGCAACTCTAAAATATTTTAGGAGCAACAAACAATGAAACTTTCAGAAAATAAATTCGTGACAACCAAAGCAGGGTTGACCAACGGTACAGGAACTTCGTTCACCACCGCGAACGCTGTGCTGTACAGTCTGGATGGAGAGGCGTTAAGCTACGCCGCTCAGTCAAATACGGCACAACCATCGACCGATGCAAATACCGCAGCGGCGTTCGTCGGCGTACCGATTAATAAAGGCTGTATCTTTATCTATGGTGTGCAAGCTGCTGCGATTGCTGTAGTCCAAGGGCCTCTGGCCGACTTGGATGCTGGAGGCAACTTCATCCTAGCACCAGAATATCCAGCGATTCCAGAGACCTTCGTACCGTTCGCGGAATTGATCATCAAGGTAGCGTCTAACGGCTCTACTTGGACCCTCGGTTCCAGCAACTCTACGGGCGTGACCGGGGTTACTTACACCCGTAAGGACTTGATGGTACTGAAATCAAGGCTGCATACTTCGTAAGAAGTATCGAGTAGAATACGGTTATCCCGGCAACGGGATAACCAATAACTTTAACATTCAGGAAGAGACGACATGAGCCAAAATCAAAGACCAGGCAGCAGACCACAGATCACCACCAAGGACGTAGCACCGACTATTGTTAAGAACGTGGATCTGGCATCGAACATCGCACTCGAAGACATCGACCGACCAGATTTGGCGATAGCAACAGACACCAGTATGGACGACCCGGTTACTAAGAAATACGCGGAAGACCTCGCGTTCATGGAACAGGAAGTAGAATTTCTACTGCACCCCACCCAGGATAAGACTGCGCCCAATCCGATAGTAGTCGGCGTTAACGGGGTCAATCGGGTTATCTACCGCAACCAACGTTATAAGTTGGCGCGTAAATTCTTAAACGCTATGATCAGTACGGTTACTGACATAAATACACATGAATACAAAGACGGCCAGGGGCTGAGCCAAACGAGGGTAGAGACGATCACTACACCTTCCTTACAGATCCAAGTACTAAACGATCCAGCAGGCGCGGTCGGCATGGAGTGGTTCGCCAGAGCACAACACGGAACATACTAAGCATGAACCGCCTGGAACTGGCACAGACTCTCAGAAGGGATGCTGGCATATCCGGCAGCGACGACACGACCATAGACCCGAGCGGTGAGTGGGCGGACGTCGTAAGATGGATCGACCGGGCGTGGAAAGACATCCAGTTAAGAAACGCAGGTACGTGGAACTGGATGCGCAAAAGCGTGCAGTTCAACACCTTGGCGAACGTAAGCACGTACTCGCCTACAGCGGCACCGATGTCGTTAACCGACTTTGGTAAATGGGTTAACTACTCGTTCAGAGTCTACCAAGGGGGCGATGTCGGCAACCAGCTTGACCTCACACATTGGCAGAGCTACGAGTTGTTCCGCAGCTCGTACCTGATAGGCTCCCTAGTTACCGAAGCGAGCAGGCCGAACGATGTGGTTATCGCACCGAACAAATCGATCATACTTTACCCTGCACCGTCGGACACCACGTTCACTGTGACAGCGGACTACTACTCGAAACCACAAGTATTGGCGCTTGACACCGACGAGCCCGAGATGCCAGAGGAGTTTCACGAGCTGATCCTCTACCGGGCGCTAATGTTTGCGTCACAGGTAGAGGGCGCTACAGACAACTACGCGATAGGTGAGAAGGAGTTCAGGACCATGTACAACCGACTAGCGCTGGATCAACTACCACGTATGGTTATCAATCGGAGAGGGATTTGAATTTCAGGCAGATGATCAGCGACGCCTTCCCACTCGTGGGAGGGCTGGATTTAGTTACAGTACCTGCTATGGTTAAACCGGGCAGGGTGTCATCCGGCGTGAATTTCGAGCCAGACAACAACGGTGGGTACACAAAGATGAAGGGAATCGAACGCTACGATGGGCAACCAAGTCCGTCGAGCGCGAGCTACTACGTGGCGGTCGTGAGCATAACCGGCACCGTGGTTTTCGGGGATACAGTAACCGGATCGGTGAGCGGGGCGACTGGCACCGTAATATCTGTCGAGGGCACGCAGCGAATGGTACTCGCCGATGTTTCCGGCACCTTCGTGGAGGAGACCTTCAAGATCGGGGGCAACGTTCAAGGCACCGTAATGTCAGTGCTCACGGATTCAGAAACCGATGTCCGGTTGCACGCGGTCTACAAGAATCTGGCAGCAGACGTATACCGAGCGGTTATACTAGAAGTGCCGGGTTCTGGTCCGGTTCGTGGTATTAAGTACTATAAAGGCGAGAAGTACGCGCTCAGGGACAACGCAGGGGCGACAGCTTGTGTGCTGCACAGGGCTACACCGACGGGATGGCAGGCCGTGTCCTTTGGGCGTGAATTACAATTCGATGGCGCTGTCGGACAGATATCCGACGGGGACACGGTAACCGGACTTACATCGAGCGCGACAGGTGTGGTTAAGCGTGCTCTGTTGAGATCGGGCACCTGGTCGGCTTCTGGTGTCGGCACCTTGGTGTTTGACTCGATTACGGGTGCATTCCAGAATAACGAAGCGGTGCAAGTAGGAGGTGCAACCAAAGTCACAGCAAACGGAGCGGACACCGCAGTATCACTCGCGCCTGGGGGTAAGTTCGAGTTCGAGATCATAAACTTCTTCGGGACCGCAGGTACAGAACGCCTATACGCTGCCGATGGTGTGAACCTAATGGGCGAGTTCGACGGCACCACTTGGGTGCCTATACGAACCGGCACCCCTACCGATGCGCCGAAGTTTATAAAAGAGCACAGGAAGCATTTACTTTGTTCCATACTCGGGTCTTTGTTTGTATCAGCTATCGGGAACCCCTACACCTATTCAGCCATCCAAGGCGCTGCAGAGGTGGGGACAGGCAGCTTGATAACCGGCCTGTCCCCCGAAGTCGGCGATGGCAATTCAGGAGCCATGTTGGTGCTCACTGATCAGCGTTGTTTCATGTTGTATGGCAATGACGTATCAGACTTCAGTCTAGTACTTCACTCACCGACAAGCGGGGGCAAGGCCTACACAGTGCAGAACCTGGGCTACTCGCACTTCTTGGGGAGCAGGGGCGTGACCCAACTCATGGCCACGCAGTCATTTGGCAACTTCCAACTTAATGTTCTCACAAAAGACATCCAACCGCTGATCGACCAGAAGCGGGGCATGGAGATATCCAGTTGTGTGATAAGAAACAACAATCAATATTGGCTACTGTTTAACGACGGTAGCGGAATTATTATGCAGGTTGTCCAGAGCAATAACGTCAACGCACCCACCATAGGCCCTGCCATGTCGTTCGATTATGGCACCGATAGGGTTATGAACGTAATCGATTCATTCATCGATGTGGATGGCGTAGATCGCGTTCTGGCGGGCGCGACAAATGGGTTCGTCTACGAGCTCAACAAAGGCACAAGCCTCGACGGCGATTCAATGCGCTTCAACCTGATTTTACACTTCAATCACTCGAGATCACTCAGGGTTCGTAAGAACTATCGCCGTACCGTATTTCACGTAGAAGCGCAGGGTTATGCCGAGTTTAAAGTAGGACACGACCTCGGCTTCGGTAAACGGGGCATCAGACAATCTCGCTTGCAGGAACAGGTGATGAGCGGCAAGGGAGGGTTCTGGGACTCTTTCGTGTGGACAGAGTTCGTGTGGGACACCCCAATGGTAGAAGAACTAAATGTTTATACACCAGGGAATGGTGATAGTATCGCGCTTATAGTGGCCGGAGACAGTGAGATAACCGAGCAGTTTACTTTGCAGACTTGCATACCTCAGTACAAGATCAACAGACCGGAAAGATAATATGACAGATTACGTGCCAACAGGAAAACCAGACGACGGTACAAGATACGATGCGAGAGCAATACGCAGAGAGTTCAACCTGATAGCCGCGGGTATAAGCTCCAAATCAGACTTAAACTCAGACAGTACGGTAAGCACCACATCGATGCTGATTGAGAGCCCAGCTACAAAGACATTCACCGCGGAGACTGGTAAGGATTTCGCACCGGGTCAGACGGTGTACATGGCGGATGCCGCCAACCCTGCGGCCAACAACATGACAGGCGTCTTGACCTCCTACGCGAAAGACACGACAGGTATTATGATCGTAAGTGTAACATCCCATAATGGCTCAGGTACTAAGAGTGATTGGGCCATAGGGGTGTCTAACCAGTCAGGAGTGACGCTGGGGGCCAACACGTTCACTGGCGCACAGAACTTCGCCCGGGCAACGGTGGCCTCCCATGCGACTACAGCCGATATATGGGGTGCGGCGGGCAACCAGATAGATTTCACGGGCATTGCTACTGTCACCGATTTTCCTGATGCGCCACAGGCAGGCGCTACGAGAACACTTATATGCGCGGCTGGCTGCTCGTTCACTGCCAGCGCGAACATGATCATAGCTGGCCTTGCCAGTGGCGAGACGGTCGTATGCGTGACTAACGATAAGATTATTGTTGAGGCCGTAGCACTAGATCAATTCCACCTACACAGGATCAGGTACGACGGGTTCCCGGCGCTAGCCCCTAAAGGCGGCTCCGTGTTCTACGGGCACACGGGGAACGGGCACGGTTCATCAAGCACCATGAAGAGGCGTCTCACCACAGTAGTCACCAACACAGGGCAGTCTGTCGATTGGACGTACACCGACAGCGCGACGCTGGGCGGCAAGATGACTTTCCTCCGACCTGGCGTGTACTGCATAACTTATGCTGATATAGGCTCCAAGCAATACGGATTGTCTAAGAACCAAGCGAGTGCAGGAACCACAGTCTTCGACTCGTTAACCGCCGCAGAGAAGTTCTTAAGGGTGGCCGGTGAGTCGGGCAACGAGTTTAACTGCGCCTCTATCACATCGTTCATGACAGCAGGGGACTTTATAGAGATGGTAACCAACGGAGCAACGTGGACCACTAACGCGAACGCCTGGACTGCATTACGGGTCGAGAGGTTATTCTAATGTATAAGCTACTGGTAGAGTACCCTGACGGGAATCAACAGGTCGTAGAAGTAACCGATAGCGGGAGCTTCTTCGACAAGACAAGGGTCTTGTGGGACGAAAGGACAGATGGAGAATTACCTGACAACCTCGAACTCGGAAAGATAGCGAAACAAGAAGACGAGCTCGTTGTGCTGCCTGATTACAAGCCCGAATATAAAGAACTGTTGCAGGAACGTACCGAGGAGTTTATAAAAGAGCAATCGAGTATTCTATGGAAAGCCGCTTCCGACTACATAGACGCAGAGATTAGTGGGGTTGGGCTCTCAATACTCGCGACCGGGGTGACAAACCAGAAACCGAAAGCGGTGGCGGTAGCGCAGTGGTGCGATTCGATATGGGCAGAATATTTTACAAGGAAAGACAAAATTGCACCGGCGACCAAGGTGAATACGGATTTCTCTATGTTCGGCGAGAAGCCTTTCTCTGTCATGGAGTTGAGGGAAGAGGTCAAGGATCTGTGGTCAGCATCTAAATAAAAGGAAGACGTTATGGCTCTACTCACGCAATCGAATATTTATAAGAACCCACAGGCTAACATACTGTACGGCCCTGCCTCGGGTAAGTACACTCCGCAACAGATAAGAGATTACATAAAAGCGCCGGGGCGTAAGGATGACGAGATCCTAGGTAAGGCTCTTGCAGAGGGAGTAACCGCTGATGAGATAAGCAGCGCGATGGCGGGAGACCCAGGCTACGCCCCTGACAAGGTAGCCAAATATTTGGCGGGAAAAGGCATAACCCGAGACCTGGCACCGACAGCCGATGTTCCGAAGGTACAGGCACCTGCCTCCGTATTACCTGGGCAGATTACGCTGGGGGCTAAAGACACCGTAGCAGGGCAGATGCACGACATCCTGCAAGACTCGAACAACCCACTGAACGTACAGGCACAGACATACGGTGAAGCATTCGGCAACCGCAGAGGGCTACTCAACTCCAGCATAGCAGCGTCGGCGGCTCAGGACGCCTTATATAAAAACGCGCAACCGATTGCGGCTCAGGACGCGAGCACCAATTACGACTCGAAGAAGACAAACGTCGGGAACAAGCTGACGTCCGATATGTTTAACAACGACTTGACATCCCGTGTTGGGATGTTCAACGCCGGTACCGAAAAGGATATATCGATCAACGATAAGAATCAGGCGGTAAACCAAGCGATAAACACCCAGAACCGCAGCATGGACTTCGCTATCGCCAACATGGACGCTGGTAATAAACTGGCAATCGCCCAGGTACAGGCAGCAGCGAATGACTCAGGCATTATGGGCGACTTGGGTAAATCCTTCATGAGTCTGTATCAACAAACTGCAGCGGATCCGAACATTAGCCCAGAAGTTAAGGCTCAAATCTACAATACATTGAAGAGCCAATTCGAGCAGGTGTCTGGGTTGCTGCCGAGCTTTGAGAACATCGGCAAGAAAATATCTTTCGGATCAGCTAGTGGTTCCGGTGGCACTAGCTTTGAGAACACACCGGCAGGTGGACTACTGACAGGGGGTACAGGTTCTGGATCTTCTGGCGGATTGGGTGAGTCACCCAAACTGAAGGCTTCTATCGACAAGGTCAACGTCTTGGGGTACAAACCGGAGCCACAGGTTATGGCAGGGGTGGCCGCTTACGAGAGGGCGACGGGCGGTAAGGTAGACCGTAGTCTGGTGGTACCCGAGCAGTTGATAGAGGACTTTAAGTATCAATCGCAGAACGGATTCACTACCAGCTACCTGTCAAGCGACGGCACAGTCAAGAAGCGTAATTTCGAAGCCTATGACTTCCCGGCACTACTCAGAGCCGCGGGAGTAGAGGGCGTGGGCAACCTGCAGAAACTGTTTATCCCGGTGCACCCTCCTGGCAGCATGAGGGCAGACAACCCGATGTTCTACGTCTGGAATACCGACGTGCTGGAAAAACTTAAATGAAGATAGAATTCACCGACGATGCGGCTTTCGTGCTCAAGTGCTTGACCTCCCCAAAGGTCTGGCGCATGGGCACCGACGACGCCTTCAAGAGCCTCGACCCTAAGTCAGACTCGCTGAAGTTAGACAAGGGCAACGCCTGTTGGGTAAAGACACCATACGGAGTCTACATAGGCCTGCCTACTAATTGTGTGACGTATGACTGCCACATCGCCTTGTTGCCGAATGCAGGTGGTAGGGCCGTTGAAATAAGCAAAGCAGTCATGGATTTTACTTTCAAGAATACGGACGCCCGGAGACTGAACGCATCGATACCGAGTTTCAATTTACTGGCACGCAGGCTGGCTGAACAATGCGGATTCAAGTTGATAGGTATTAACGAGCAGTCGTTCCTGCGAGACGGGGTATTGCATGATCAACATTTTTACGGTATAAGCAAACCATAAGCCATACCTGATTCAACAGGAGAATTAGATGCCACCATTAGCCGCTCTAGGCACTGCTGCGATAGCTGCAGCATCCACAGTGACGTTAACAGGATTAGCAACCGGAGCAGCTATCATCAGTGCGGGCACCGGGATCCTGAGCCAGATAACCGGAAGTAAAACTCTCGGTAAAATAAGCATGGGTTTCGGCATTGCTTCCGGTGCGGGATTCCTCACCAGCGGAGCCACGTCAGCCCTAAAAGGTATGAGCCCTTCAACATCTGTCGGGGGTAAAGGCCTGCTGGACACCAACAATATTGATGACATCCTCAAAGCCCCTACGAAAGGGACAAAGGCTGCGCAAGCCGAGGGGTTTAAAACGTTCGATAGCACCCCGACTGGTCAGACCGGCAGCTATAATAAATTCAGAAAGGATTCGTATACCGTAGGCCTAGACCCCGGCAGAGGCGCTTACGGCGCAAATGGAGTAGACGCAATGGGCAATCCTAACCCCGCCGCTTTCGATCCCGAGTTGGAGAAGTCCTTCTTCCAGCGTGCGAACGACACCCTAACAAAATACAACCCACTGATCAACGTTGCCGCTGGTGTAGGTCAAGGATACATGCAAGGCCAACAGATGGAACAGCAAGAGAGACTGTTCGATAAACGCCTCGCCCAAGATCAACAACTGATCGACCGTACCAACGTCAACAACGGCACCTTGGTGAACCTCGACCCGTCACTGAACCTGTCGCGCAGACCTAACCCATTCCCTCTATTGCAAAGGAATTAACATGGCATTATTGACTCAAGACCCAATGGCCGCTCAACAAGCCACCCCGATGCAGCAAGATCCTGACGCAGCTACCGAGTCCACGGAACAAACAGAAGACCCGAACGAACCTCAAGAGGGATTATCGTTCACGACCGAGCAGTTAGTTGACTCGTTCAAAAAGAACATGGAACCAGAGCAGGTCAAGGACATGAGCACGGTGATCGATGAAGGCAAGCAATTGCTATTCGGCCCCGACACTCATTCCCAGTTGATGGGGATGCTAGAAGGGAGTCAGAACATCGGCGAGGACTTAGGCAACGGTGCTTTCGACGCGATGAACCTGGTTCTGAAAAGTATAGCCGAGAATAAGCCGGGAGAAGAAATCGAGGGTAAGTCGATATTACCTGCCGGTGTTGCGCTTATCGCGATGGCTTTGGAGTTCATCAATGAATCAGGAATGGCACCCGTGAATGATGACACTTTCGAGGAAGCCTCACACATTTTCAGCACTCGAATGCTGGCTACTTACGACGACCAGTTTAAGGAACGAGCAGCACAGTACGGAGGTGCGACTCAAACACCGGGGGTAGAACAAGCTCCACCAACAGGCGCACCAGTAGGAGGCATGTAGCCAATGGGTATCTTAGGAATGATGGTAGCAGGCGGGGCTCAAGGCCTCGCAAACGCATCTAACCAGAACGTGGCTGCACAGCAGCAATTGGAATTGGAAGATCGCAGAGGGGCGCGAGAAGGCCAACGCGAGGCTCTTCGCCAGAAATATCTCGAGCGGAACTTCAATCTCCAACGAGAAGATCGCAAGGAACAAGCAAAGGCCCAGATGCAGTACGATGCGCTCAAGTATCAACGGGGGCGCGAAGACAAACTGGCAGACACCGAGCGTGAGCACAGACAACGGCTCGAGATCACGGGCGTGCAAGAGTCAGGACGTGATAAGAGAGCGGCGGCAAGTATTGCTGCGGCAAACCAGAGAGCAGCACTCAAGGCTGGCGGCACTACAGGCGGTTATGCTAAGATGGATTCACCAGCGGGAAGGGCGGCGAGCGATCTTATGAGGCTGAAGTTGGTCGACAACGAACACGATGCTTATAACATGGCGGTGCGTCTCGAGATAGTGAAAGCCGCGCAGCAGAATCCTCTGGTCAAGATCGATGATGACGCACTACTGCAGAGCGTAGAGAAATTGACTCAGGGTTTGTTTCCCAAGAACAAGGGACTACTGAACGGTGACCCGAGCTCGACTCTACCTGAGATATCTTTTGAACTAGACCCTAGAACAGGAAAACTGGTGCCAAATGGCCAATAACCCAATCAAAGTAAAAGCATACGGTAAGGTACTAAACTTCCCTGCGGGCACCGCACCCGAAGCCATAGAGGCAGCACTGGCTGAACACGAACCGTCTCTGAACCCTGAGTACAAACCACCTGAACCCGAGGCCCTAGACTACGCCAAGGGCTTCGCTTCTGGTGCGAATAAATTGGGTTCCGGTGTTGGTTTTCTAATGGAAGCAGCAGGCGCGAAAGAAACCGGAAAACAAGTACGGGAGTTCTTCGACCGAGGTGCGAAATACTGGAACGACAAGATGAGCAAGGGAGGCCAGCTCGCCTCTAAATCCCAGGTGTTCGTCGATGACGATAACGAGGATTCGATAACCGGGATAAAACTGAGCGATGATTGGGGCAAGGCTCTGCTCATGAGCGCTTCCCAATCGCTGCCGTCTATGTTCTCCGCTGCTATCCCAGGCGTGGCTGTCACCAAAGGGATACAGGCCCTTGCTAAGTTGGGTCTTGCAGGTGGAGCTGGGGCTACTATCCCCCTTCTGGCGGGTACTGCGGCACCCGTCGGCGTCACCTCGAACATAATCGCAAGGGTACCATCGGCAATCGGATTCGGAGCCTCTGAAGGCGTCGTGGCCGGAGCTATGAACGCCTCGGAATTCAAGGCGTCCATCGAAGGTATGACAGATGAGGAACTGAGCAAGTCGCCGGTATACCGGGCTTTGAAGACAGAACACGACCCGGAAACCGCTCGTAGTATGTTGGCTGAACAGGCAGCACTTGACTTGTTCGGGAAGACCGCGGTATCGACCGGGGCTATCGGTGCAGTGACAGGTGGTGGTGCTTTAAGCCAAGCGTACCAGAAAGTTACTTCAGGGGCGAAGACCGGACTACTGGGTACCGTTATAAAGGGTGCCGGTTCGGAAGCCCTGCAAGAAGGGCCGCAGTCCGGGGGCGAACAGTACATTCAGAACTTAACCACGAAAAATTTCCTCGACCCGACCAAGGACACAACCGAAGGCGTGGCTACTGCTGCAGCAAGCGGAGCCGCAGTCGGCGGTTTCATGGGCGGAGTTGTGGGCGGGGGCAGTTCAATTAATATAACCCCGGATCGTCGTGCCCAAGTACTCAACGAGAAACGCAGACTGGCTGAGATGAAAGCCAGCACGGTGAACGCACGCCAACAAGAACGGGACATGGCCGACATCGGTGCGGCACAGGACGTTGATCAAGTTATCGCAGCAGCCAGCAAAGCCGCTTCAAAATCAGTAGTTCACGCGGACGACATCCTGCGGACGGAAGACCCAACATTGGCGGATATCGAAAAGCTAACCGGATTAAAACCAACGGAAGCAATCGATACTGCAATTGATGAAATTAACACACCTCAAGAGGAGTTGAAAAATGGCAACGACCAGACGACGCAACAAAAAGCCACAACCAAAACCCCTGTACTAGAACAAGACGGGTCCGAACCGTGGGCGAAAGATGTAAGTATCGCTTCCCTACAATCTGGCAAGTCTAGTGCGAGTTGGGTGGTGCGCGACAAAAAGAGCGGTGAAGTGCTTTTCGAGACCTTCGATAAGGCGAAAGTTGACGCACTGAATACGGATAAGTACGAGGCTGTGCCTGCGTACAAATACCTGACGGAGTTGAACTCTAGGATAGGTGGAGGGCCAGGGGCTACTAAGACTCCGGTTAAGCCGTTAGCCAACAAGTCACCCGTACTAAACGCCGAGACGTTTAAAGCAAGCAACCCAAGCGGGGTCGACTACGCCAAATATCTGAAGGAGCACCCGAACCGTGAACAAGCGGCAAAGGTCGACGCCCAGATCGTGGAAAGTAATCTGGTCAAGGGTTTGCAGAAAACCGGCAAGTTTAATGCAGCGGATAGCAGAACTTATGCTAAATCATTCGGTGAGTTCTACCGGGTGAACGCCGAACGCCAGGGCATCTTGCCTTCAGAACTGTATGAACGGATGCCGCTGAAGTTCAGTGGCAGTAAGAAAGGTGGCGGGCTAACTCAGAACAGTCTGGAGCTCCCTGAGGGCGTGCCGCTGGGTGGTGATGTGGAAAACAACGCGGCCATAATGAAAGACATGACAGCGAGGGGCGTCGGCCTCGACTTGGGTGACACCTCAAGCGGTTTATCGATGGCCCCTACTGGTCCAACGAAAGCCGGTCTTGATCTAGCGGACGACAATAAGATCAAAGACGCGAAGATCGGAGACAGCACGATATCCTATCGCGTCAACGAGGGAAGGGTTGAACTGTTCTCGTTGAGGACCCCTACCTCCAAACGCGGTAAAGGTAGCGCACGGGCGGCGATGAATAACCTCATAGAGCAGGCTGACGCTAAGAGATTACCTATTTCCTTGTCGGCCTCGGCTTTAGATAAGAGGACTAACACCAATCGGCTAGTTAACTTCTACAAATCATTGGGTTTCGAGTTAACTGGTAAGACAATTAACCCGCTCGGAGACCCGGAGATGATTCGGCCTCCACTCTCGGAGAAGGGATCTAGGGATGGCTCGCGAAAGCAAGGCGAGAAGTTAACGACTGTTAAGGTTAACGGCAAGGATCGACCCGCCGTTAACAGTGAAGGCAAGCCGATACCTAACCCCGAGAAGTTCCATGAATGGTTCGGGGATAGCAAGGTAGTCGACAAGGAAGGCAGGCCGTTAACGGTGTACCACGGAACTGACTTAGACTTCAGCGAGTTCAATAGAGCAAAAATAGGGGACAAATTCCCGAATTTCAGTATCGGATTTCACTTTTCGACAGAACCGGATGAAGCCGGTATTTATGCTGGTTCCTCTACGAGGGCGTCCAATCCGAACATAGTTCCGGTATATCTCAGAACTTCTAACCCATTATTAATAAAAACAAAAGATAACGCCTCGAAGTATATTGATGCGAATCGCCACGACATAGCCCGTCAGATAATGGACTCTCGTGGGTCAGCCAATGAATTTGATTCTGTCATAGTTGAAGACCCGGACGGCGCTAAGAATATTGTTGTGTTCAATCCGACTCAGATCAAATCAGCCGTAGGAAACAACGGCGAATTCAACCCTAACGACCCGAATATATTGAAGCAGTCTAAGAAGGTTCCTGAAGGTTCCCTCGTAGCGCAGCACAATATAACAATGAGAGGCATACTGCATGCGGATAGGATGGGCGGGTTAGCCGTGCCTTCGTTGGCCGTCGCGGATAAAGATAAACCGCTTACCGGATTCGGCGAGATAACCCTCATCGCCAGTTCTAACATGGTCGATCCGAAGCGCGGAGCCAAAGTATTTGGTGCTGACATATACTCACCTCGATATCCTTCGGTTACTTTGGTGTTTGACAGGAAAAGTGTCGATAGACTAAACGAAAAATTAAAGCCCTTCACAGAGGCCGTCAACAGCAACCCTATTGGTTTCTACGAGTTGAACAATGCCGGAAGCAGCAGGGAAGTGGCCCGGATATTCAAACAAGAACCCGCTGTGCTGGCCGCATTCCTGACAGAGAAAGGGATAGCGCCTAAGTATAAAGAGAAACCGAAGGTGGCTATAGCCAAGGAGCTGAAGCCCTTTACAGGAGCCACGGACGCCCAGGCATTAGTCGCTAACCCGAACTTCCTGAAAGCGGTAGGCCGTCTTCATAAAGAATTCTTGGACGAGAAGAATAACGGCGACTTCACGCAATCAGACAAAGACAGGTTTCTAAGGAACTTGGCGTATGACGATGCGCACCGTGTAGTGGCTTACTCGAAATATATTGAAGGCAAGGGAAAGATAGATCCTAACGCCTCGTCCGCCAGTATGCGCCTACAGATAGACGCTAAGAAACTAACGGATGAGTTGGAGGTTTATGCAGAGGGGATGATAAGCCAGATGAGACCGGAAGAGAAGTTATTCAAGGGCTTCACTTATTCGGGTTCCCGTCGGTACTCGGCGCACACCCTTGAGAATGTAGTAAATGAATTGAAGAAGAACCTCAGAGGAGGGGAAACATTCAACTACGGACTCGGAACCGTCCGGTCAAAATACACGCCGCAGTTCAAGAGCCTTGACCAGATACGTAAGGAGAAAGGTCGTCTTGTATCCGATGAGGAGTTCAATTCCATACGGAAAGAAGTGGATGATAAATTCTTTAAACTAGGAGAAAAACTAGACCAGTACCACGAAGCAGCACGATTCGATACTTTCGCTCAGGCAGCTTACGACTCAGCTACAATGGGAGTCCCACGGGCGTTGAAAGAGAACGGGTACAAGGACGTTCCACCTGAACTAATGGAGGAAGTCCGTGATTTCCTAGCCGATCTTGCGCACATGCCTACCGAATATTTCGAGGTCAAGTTATCTAGGATCGTTGACCTCAGTGAGTTCTCCGCCGCCGTCGTGCCGAAGCATACACCTCAGAGTATATTGGATGTCCTGAAGAAGAACGGGATAACAGACATCAAGAAATACAAGGACGCTGGAGACCGTAAGAAACAGATCGGTTCGTTTGAGGATTTGTTATTCCAATCCAATTTTTACTCCGCTCTCGAAAAGGAAATAGGTAACCTTAAGAAGATCGCCAACAAGGATGGTCTGGTGAGTGTCGAGCAGGCGAAGGCGTGGATCAACTCCCGGCAGAAAGAAGGCAAATTCAAACAAGCAGAAGTCGAGGCCGTTGGTCTGATAGATTGGCTCGATACCCTTGAAGGCAAAGTGCCTGTTGCTGACGTTGAGAACTTCGTACAAGAGAACGGAGTACAGGTCGAGGAGGTTGTGCTCGAGGGTTCTAGTGAACCGGACATCGACGAAGATCGGGTTTTCGATATCGCTCGTGAGAAGTTCAACGAGAGTTACGAAAGCAACGGTGATGAAATCGATGCGGCATTGGCTGAAGTCGCTGACGAAATGTTCGACGATCATGGTGATTCGCGTTGGGAAAGTCTTGTAGGGCTTAGCGATGCGGAAGAGGTAGAGGCTTTCCTAAAAGACGAAGAGATAAGCACACAGCGGAACTTAGTTCACTTATTTCAATCACGCTATGCCCCAGAAGATGTTCTCGGTGAAGATACTTACTACCAGATACTCGACGACGCGGCAGAACAAGCCTGGGAGCAGGATCAAGATTACTACCTTGATCAAGCCCGGGAAGAGCTGACCAACGAAGCCGGAGGCGGTTCCGGTGGTACTGAATTCGAGCAGTACGTTCTTCGGGACGGCGAAGTGGACTACAAGGAATTGTTGTTCACCCTGCCGAACAGTAAGGTAAAATTTAATGCGCCACATTTCGGCCGGGCACAAGATAAGGGTGCCGAGAATATTTTCGCGCATACTCGCATTAACGAGAGGTATGTAGACGCCCCGATGACTGAGGCAGAATTGGCGCAAAAAGCTGCTTACGACGAGTGGGTGAAAGGTAACAAATCACCGGAAATATTGGAGTTGCTAGACGAGAAGCGGGAAGCAGCCCGTGATTACGAAGTAGCGGTAGGGAAGTGGAAAGAACGCATGATAAAGGACACTTCCATATCCGATAAGGAGTTCGAGCAAGCTATTTATACTCTGGGATCAAACCCTCCTGAAGAGCTCAAACCGTTTATCAAAAGGGTCGAGGAGGTTGGCGCGAAGGTCAAGGCCAAGCAGGAGGAACGATTAGCAGTTAAGCCTCCAGAACCTGTCAAGTCCAGCAATAAAGAACGCGTGCTTTTCGTGGAAGAAATTCAATCCGATTGGGCGCAGAAGGGACGGGATGAGGGATTCGCTAAGACGACCAAAATGTGGCACATCGCATATAAGAATGGGCCAAATGTAGGTTCGGCTTACTTTACAGAGAACGAGGCACGAGAAGCCTTAAAAGATTCTTTCCCGGGTCGGGAGACGGAGTTCGAGCTAAGGCCAGGGAACAAGACCATCGGCATTCCTTCGGCACCGTTCGTCACGGACACCAAAGCATGGACCGGGCTCGTTGCCAAGCGCCTCTTGCGGTACGCAGCAGAGAACGGCTTCGACCGCATTGCGTGGACTGCAGGAGCGCAGCAGGCAGAACGGTATCGCTTGTCGAAATTCGTTGATAACGTAACGGCCACGCGTAGGGATAATGGTGGCTACAGCATACAGGCCTTCGAAGAGTCAGGTAAAAGGATCCTATCCAGTACTTACGAAGCAGAGGAACTTGCCGGTGTTATCGGCAAAGAGTTGGCGGAGAAAATAATCAACCAGCCAGACGGGATTCAAACCTACACTGGACTCGATCTCGATGTCGGCGGCTCGGGCATGCGCGAGTTCTACGACCGCATCGTGCCTTCAGTCTTCAACGACGTTTCCCGTAAATTGGGCGGCGGCAAGGTAGAGACCATCAGCATGGGCACCCAATCAGGCAAAGTTATCAAAGGATTGGAAGGTAGAATTCTTATAGCTTACCCGAACGGTAGTTATCTAAAGAACCGCAACACAGGGGTTATGACAGAGAGCCAGGATCGTGCTGACAGGTTCGACAGCTATGAAGAGGCTAGTAAGTTCCTGGATAAGTTCGAGTCTCAGAACCTGCACGAGGTTGGTCGCCAAATGTCTCTGGCAATTACGCCTGCCTTGAAAGAAAAGGTTATGCAAGGGTTGCCGTTATTCCAGCGGGATCGTGCCGGGTACAATCCGAACACGTTCACCATATCCTTGATGGACGGATCCGACATGTCCTCGGTTATCCACGAGGGAGGTCACTTCTACCTTGAGGCGCTTGCGGATATGGCCTCACAACCAAATGCTCCTAAGCAAATCGTAGACGATTTTGATACGACCTTGCAGTGGTTCGGGTTAGGTGATCAAGTTCAAGACTCGGCGGAACCCGCTACGCGAGCTCAAGGATATCCTACAGAGGCGGGCGAACCGATAGCAACCTTCCGCAAGGCAGATGAAATAAAGTCACACCCGAGTTATACAGAAGCCAAAGCGGGAAGTGATCAAGCTGCCTTCGATTTGGTTAATGATTTGGTTACCGAAAATGAGTTGAATAAAGCCAAGGAACGTTTTGTTAACGCCACTTTCGTACCCGTATCGCTCCTAGACAAGGACGGCGCGAACCGCATACCCACAGCGTTAGCGTACCACTACGCGAACGCAACAGGAGGTTCGGTAAGCGATTCTATATTCGAGTCCAAGAAAGCGTACCACACAGGCATGAACGCTATGGAACGCCTGGTGTCCCGCGCCAACTTCTCGGGGAAAGTGGAGCCCGGTCGTAGGTATGTCCTGGTCGATGATGTTACAACGGTAGGCTCAACGTTGGCCGACCTTGCATCGTATATACAGGAAAATGGAGGCGAAGTTATCGGATCGGTGCTATTGGCAAATGCCACTAGATCGGGTAATATGTTCGCTAATGCTAAGACATTAAAACGATTGGAGGTGCAGTATGGTAATGAAATCAGAGAATTATTCAAAATTGAGCCAAACGCCCTCACCCAAGAAGAGGCTCAATACCTCATCGGATTCCGAAATGCAGACGAGCTCCGTGGTAGTGCAATTAAAGCGCAAGGCAGCAGACTCGCGCGTATTCATGCAAGAAAAATATCCAAAGGTCAAAGTAGTGTAGACCAGCAACGACTGCGCGATATCTGGCAGTCAATGACCCTCGAACAAAAACGTCCATACCACGAACAATGGGCACAGTCCTTTGAACTGTACGCAATGGAAGGGGTGTCGCCAACCGAAGAGATGCAACCGGTCTTCGAGCGGTTCAAGCAGTGGATGCTTGAGACTTATAAGTCTCTTAAAGAATTTCTGAAGAACAACCCACTGGCAGGTCGTTTGAACAACGAAGTGCGCGAAGTGTTTGACCGCCTGCTGGCATCCGATGCGGATATCGCAGCAACGGCTGCGGCTCGGGGTAACCTGAAGCAATCCGGCAACAAGGCTTCCGATGGTGCGCGCCAAGAAGCGGCACACAGGGCTCTGGATTATGTCGCGTCCTCTGTCGGTGGGACAATGGACTACGACCAACCTAACCCTTACGCTAACGGTAATAACATAGGTTACGGCGGCAGGCTGGTGCTCGGCGACGCCACGGTACAAATACGTCTACGTGTCGATGGCGATAAATTGTACCTAGGCAACATAGCCACTAAGAATAAGGACGATCTCTCTAAGCAGCTTAGAGGGTCGGGCAGAGGCACTGAGGTGGTGAATGCGATCAGGGGTTATGTAGACAAACATGGTATGGAAATGTACGTGGTTGATGCGACCAGATCCGGCAAGAAGTTTTGGGACAAGTTGCCTTGGCTGAAAGAAGAGAAAGTTACTCTTGACTTCGACGGGGAGCCCTATACACCGCAGATAAGTTACCGCTATGTGCGGCCAGAAGAACAGACTGGGGCGACCAACGATTCGCTAAATCAATCTAACAAACAAACTACGAAAGCAACAGGCACCACTCCTCCGTCGACTGCTACGCCTGCACCGACCCCTGCGAAACCATTCAACCCGAATGAGGACATTCCTGAGACCAGATTCCGCAAAGCACAGCGGCTGTCACAGGATGCGTTCAACCGATTTACGGTGATCAAAGAATGGTTGAAAAAGAAAGGTGTAACGCTATCCGAAAAGGCTGACGTATTCCAGGCCGAGGAGCGCTATCACTCACTGGTGGCCAACCAACTCGAAGATTTCCGAGAGCATCGGCGCAATCCGCTGATCGAGAAGATATCCAAAGCGGGGTTTACACTTGATGACGTGGCAGACTTCCTGGAAGCACAGCACGCCGAGGAGGCGAACAGAGCAATCCAGGATGTACGCGGGGATCCGACAGCCACGGCTTACGGTATAACCGATGCGGAGGCTAAAGCGTACCTAGCTAAAGCAGATCCGAAACTGGCTAAGCTGGCTAATGAATTACGCGACATCACCGAACAATCGAAACAAATGCGCCTGAAAGCAGGACTTATAAGCCAGGATGAAGTCGATGCTTGGGAGGCCGTGTACCAGCACTATATCCCGGTGAAGGGCGATGCTGACGCGAAAGGCGGAACCGGTAAGGGGCTTAAGGTCAACTTCAAATCTAAACGTCGCCTTGGCCACGGTAGACGCGATGAGGCAGTGATCGAGAATATTTTCATGGATCACGAACGGGCGATCATGCAGGTAGAAAAGAACCGGGTGGCGAAACACTTGGTAATGATGGCCGCTGAAATGAACATGCCGGAAATCGTATCGATTGGTCAACCAGTCAAACGCAATACGCTCCGCACTAAGACTGCTTACGAGGTACAAGTGAACGGCGTAACCCGGAGCGTGTTCACTAACAAGCAAGCTGCTGACATGTTCAAGCAGTTGTTGCCGACAATCGATAAGAGCGTGCAGGCGGGTACGATTTCGATCAACCCTACCTCAGACTCCCGGGTGATCGCTATGGCTTCTCCGATGTTGGCTGAGAACGAGATCAATGCCTACATCGACGGCCACGCGATACGAGTTCAAATTAATGACGATCTGCTGGCACGGGCTTACGGCAAACTGGGCGTGACAGGGTTCAGCGCCTTGGTTAGTGCAGGTCGCGCCTTCAACGGATACTTATCGAAAGTTTACACGGGCTACAATCCCGAATTCATTCTGACCAACATGATCCGCGACTTCACCAGTGGGTTGATAAACCTTTCCGGTGAAGAAGGCGGCAAGATAGCGCTCAAAGCCTCGGCCAATTATGTGAAGTCTTTTAGCTCGTTGATGAAGTACGCCATCTCCGACGGTAAGAAGAGCGACAAATGGATCGACATGTACCGGGCGAACGGCGGCAATACCGGCGCGGCTTACCTTTCCGATCTCGAACGTCTGGGCGATGAAGTGAAAACCGAGTACGCCTCCTACCAGGGCGTGTTGAAAAACCTGAAGTCTGGTGACATAGCCAACGCTTCTCGGGCAGCGGGTCGTAAAGCATTTAACGTGACACTGAAATGGATCTACAATCTGAACCAGGCGGGTGAAAACGCCATGCGGTTATCTGCCTTCCGGGCGATGATCGAAAGCGGTAAGACACCGAACCAGGCGGCGAAGGTAGCGAAAAATATTACAGTTAACTTTAACCGGAAAGGGGAACTTGGTGCGGAAGCGAACGCAGCGTACCTGTTCTTCAATGCCTCCGTCCAAGGAACCGCTGCCTTGGCGCACGCTCACTTCAAAGGTAAGCATAAGGCTCAGGCCTGGGGTTTGTCCTCAATGGTGGGTGTTCTAGGGTACTTGGCGACGATGGCGCTCATCGGTGACGATGAGGACGACTACGACAAGATAAACGACTACACCAAGTCACGTAACTTCATGATCAAAGCAGGCGACGGTTACGCACAGGTCCCAGTGCCATACGGATACGGATTCTTCTGGAACACCGGACGGGCAATCGCCGAAGCGCAGCATAAAGGTGAACTGGGTAAACTACCTTGGCACATGGCGGCATCCGCTATCGAAGAGCTGACTCCGTTCAGCGATACGGTTGTGGGTTCTCAGGATGGCTTCCAGTTCGATCAAGTGCTCCTCGGTATGCTACCGACTGTAATTAAGATTCCGGCGCAACCTGCGTTCAATAGACAGCTTTTCAGCGGGGGCGAAATGTTCCCCGAACGTGCCTCGCAACAATTCCAACCAGACCGGGAGAAAATGTGGCGCAGCACGCAGGGCACGATGTACGACAAGCTGGCCGGTTGGTTGTCAGATGCCGGTCTAGGTGATGTGTCGCCAGAGACCTTGAAGCACTACACCCGGACAGCGACAGGCGGCACCGGAGCTTTAGTGGACGCCACAGTCAGCGCAGCCATGTTGAAGAAAGAAGGCGCGGAACTCGAACCTTCGGAAATACCTTTCTTTCGCAAGGCATATTCTAAGCTGACTATTAAGGATCAACGTGCTGCTTACTACAAGACGCGGGAAGAGGCTAAGAAGACGGCAGAAGCATTCAGTCGCGCGAAGACCAGGAACGATGTTACGACAATCGACAAGCTCATCAAAGATGAAGGAGAAATGATTGGGCTGGATGCTTACGCGAACAGCTTGTCAGAAGCAATTGGAGCCGTGCGTGACCTGCAGGACGCTATCAGATTGGACGAGGGTTTGAATGCTGCTGAGAAGCGGGT